CAAGTGAAGTGTTAGCAAATGGTGCGTCCCACTGAGAAGACAGGCTGAACGAGAAGTCTGGTGGAATGAAACCAGTGAACTTGATTGTACCACTCTTGTTGTAGATCTTCACACGATACATGTTATCGACAGAGATAATATCGTCACGCGACCGTGTGCTACCTACAGCAGTGGCTTGCCCACCATCGGCAGGCATTAAATAGTTAGCCACACAAACTCCTTATCACATGTAGCCCATAGTAATCATGTTCATCATCGGATCATCCATAAACACTGGAATTGAGTCGAGCGAATGTGAGTTACTAGGACTTGCGTTGCTTGAACCGCTAGAGCTTGGACGAGACACAGCGCCACCTTTCGGCATCTCAGGCGCAGGTGCTTGAGCTGGTGGTGGCGGAGCAGGTGCTTCTGTACGAGCAATATCACCCTCAGTAACGAGTGGCTGTCTCGCAACAGTTTCTTCCGGCTTGACTGTAGGCTCAATGCGTTTAACATCAGGTGCAGCCGCGGCAACAAGGTCATTCAAGCGACGCTCATGCTCTTCTGGTGAGGACTTAGGTGCTACAGGTCCTCTACCTGTGAAGTCAGGCAGCGAATTGGGATCAGTTTCAGAATACGTCTGAGGTTCACCCTTAGGCAGGTCTGGGAATCGAGCAGCAATACGTGCATCCTGCTCCGCTTCCGTTTCAGCCGGCTTAGGAGTATTTACAGCTTTCTTCTGACGATCTGCCTCAGCTACCTTGAGCAATACGTCCTTCTCGTTCTGCGCTCGCGTGGCAACGGACTGCCTTGTCTGAGCATCAGAGGACTTGAAGTATTTGTCAGTCGTTGCAGCTTTATAATCCTGGATGGTCTTAATCAGTTCATCGTCGGACATGCTGTTAACGTCTTTGCCTTGCAGCGCATTCGAGATAACGCTGGTGCCTGCTCCGTACTGAACGGCCGTGCTATACATCAGCTCTTTAACACCTGCACCACGCTTCGTCAGGTCAACACCTACTTCGTTCTGCATCTTCGCAGCAAGCGGCGCATAGTGAGTACGCGTGATATAGTCAGACTGCGCTTTATCAAAAGCCTCACCCTGAGTGTTTGCCACATCTTTATATACGGAGTTGAACTGAGACGTTCCCGGAGCAAGGCCACCGAAGCGTTCTAAGAACGGTTTACCTTCAGGGCTGTTCAGGAAGTTCATCATACTGCCGTTGTTTGTGGCTAGCTGGTGCTTACCATACGACACACCGCCGTAGTCACCTTTACCAGTAGATACAGTGCTGACGCCTCGACCACCAGACTCGAACTGCTCACTAACAGAACCAAGACCGCCCTCAGCAATCGCTTTGTTGGCAATATCAGTTACCTGTTTGCTGTCATATCGCTTGGCAGGCTGCGCTCGCATCGGTCCTTGATACTGACCACCACCGCCTCCGACACCAGCACCCATTCCCATCATACCCATAAAGCTGAAAGGTGAGACAGTGGGCTGCGGGAACTTGGACTTGTTCTCGTTCTCGTCAGTGGTCTTGTTGTAATCCTCCATCTTCTCTTTACGGTCTTTCTCGCCGTCAGCAAGCATCGTGTCGGTTTCATCAGTTATCTTGTCAGCAACGTATTCGCCGACAGAGTTACCGAAGTAGTCACCCAAGATGCCCCCCAACAGACTGCCAAGAGCAGCACCGGCAGCGGTACCAACGACAGGAACAACTGAACCCAGCGTACCGCCAATCCACGCACCAGCAATAGCGCCTGTTGTACCACCAGCAGTACCGCCAATAGCTCCGCCAGTCGCTTTCTTCTTCTCGTGCGCCTTCTCAGCGTCAGTAAGAGTTTCGTCTGCGTCGATGTGCTGCATATCATTCGCAAGGCCGATACTGTTACCTAAAGCAGGACCGATGACAGGAATCTTCTTAGACGCACCAGCCAGCAACATTGAAGCGCCAGCTACAGCAGCATCTTGTGCTTGTGAAGGAGGCTGAGGCGTATCACCCTTAGCAGCTTCTTCGGCACGTTGAACTTCTTGGGGCTGTGCTACAGGCTGAGGCTGGGCCGGAGCTTCTGGCATACCTGCACCAGAGTTCTCTGCGTTGTCCTGCTCAAACTTCTCTTGTGATCTTTCTTTCAACCACAAGCCACCAGCAGTTGCAGCACCAATACCAACCAGTGCCATTAACGCACCAGCTTTGCCTCTCAGTCGCGGGAAGCGAGAACGTGGGAGATTGCGTCCGGGTCCTCTACGATTACCGGCGCCTCTACCGTAACGTCTGCCACGGCGATTACGACGACCGGTACGGCGACGACGATTATCGTTACCAGAATCACCGAGATCACTACCGCTATCATTATCCGGGCCGTTGTCGTCATCATTAGCACCCGTGTTAGGACCACCAGCACCAGGCTGTTGTCCATGTGGATCTGACTTAGCGCGATTCTTCTCTTTGAATGCCTCGCGCTTTTCCCACTCAAGCCAATCTTCGAGAGCTTTCTGCGTCTTGGTAGAGACTGCATTGCCTTCTTTGATTGCCTTAACAATATCGTCACCAGACTTCTCGCCTGCAATGAACAGGTCTTCGAGTGCTGACTCTACTTCGCGGGAATTAGGTTGTTGTGCTACAGGACGAGGAGATGTTGGTATCGCTTCGCTATCATTGACATAGCGCACACGCTGATTGGCCATCTTCTCGCGCATAGCTTTCGCTGCACGGTTCTTCGCTCTTGATCCAGGACCGACGTAGACAACTTCTTCTTCGTACATCTCTGGGTCGTAATCGCGTTCGTAATCAGCCTGCGTAGGATAATCATTCGCAGCCTTACGTTTGCGACGAGCTTTAGGCATACCCGCTACAGAAGGACTAACGCTGTCCGCATGTTCGATCATTAGTTCGAGTGCGGACAACTCTTTTTCTTGTGGCTTAGCCATTATCCACCTCTACGGCCTCTCTGCGCTGCTAACGCAAGTGCTCGCTGTTCTTCGGCTTTGTTCTTATCGTGAACATAAGCACTATGCCAGTAAAGCAATTTGTTGATCGTTATATCGTCTGGCACGTAGATGTTCTTGGCGCTGGCGAGGTCAAGCGTCATGTTCATCATTGACGTGTCAGAGAACACACGGAAGTAGCCGAGAATATCAATTGGACTTTTGTAGGTGTATGTACGGAAGCAACGGTTGCACTTGTGGGTGGTCTCCAGTTCGCAACTCACATACACGTAGTTACTGGCGTTAAGCAGTTCGATTGGGTCTGCATACTCAAGTGTCTGCGCAAGAGGAATATCGCTGTCGATATACATCGCGTTCATTACCTGAGTACGGTTCTCATGCTCAGCCAGCAACTCTGCATCAATCCAACGCTGAACAGTAGGATGGCGCAAGCCCTTTGGAAGGTCGCGCCATTTGTGCTGAACTATTCTTTGTCGCATGACTTCTTCGGTGTTGAGCAGGCCGCAGTCTACTTCAACGAACTTGCAGCCTCTTGGCCTATCGTAGTAACGCTCACCACGCATATCAACAAAGAAGGGCGTGGTGCATCGCCATTCATACAGACGATGCGATTGCGGCCAACTATTTCTGTCGAACATTGCCAGCATATAGCGGAAGTCTTCGAGGTACATCTCTCTGACCTTCACGTTGGTGAATCGCTGCAACGTATCAACAAAGAGTTCAGGCAGTTTGTGTTTCTGCGCGTTAAACAGACTCGACATTGCATCTGCCGTTATTTGGCTGATACGACAATCTGACCTGCCTGAAGGGAGATAGATCTCTAACATTAGTTGACAAAGACCGCTGGGTTAAGATCCCATGCGCGTGTGCTGCGGCGTTGGCAGTGCGGGCACAGAAGTTCAATATCAGTCAGCAGTCCATGGCGGGAAGCACGTACCCACTCAGACAGTTCAAGCCAGAGAGTTAGGTCGGACTGTTCTTCCAGACGTGCTACGTTGGCATCGAAGTTACGACCCATGTGAGCTACGTGCCAGCTAAACATATCTTCCGATGCACGTTCATAGTGACGCATACGAGGAAGGTCAAAGTGTTCGTGCTCTGCGTTAAGCATTGCGATGGTCATTGACGTTTCATCAATCACGCCAACGTTGTTTGCATCGCAAGGGAACGTATTGATAACGCCACCTTCAGGACGCAACTCATTCACAATGCCGTCGGAATATTCAAACAGCGGCTTCTTGCAGTTCCAGTATGTACGCAGTGGCATAACAGTGTTCATCCACATACGCTGCTGGAAGACCAAAGCAAACGCATCAGGCACGGTCAGTTCTTCGAGTTTGATATTGAGACACGGCGCCAGAGCATCGAGCAGGATGTACTTCATATCCTTTGCATCAATAGCCTTAGCAATAGCACGGTTCTCTTTACCGCCGAAACGACGCATCTCAAAAGCTGTAGGCAGTTCAGCCTTATAGCCACGAGAAGGTAAACTCGCTGTTTGAATTTCCATAGTTGTTATCTCACATCATTGGTCGGGAAACATCAAGAGCCATTTGCACAGACCACATGCCTCTACCGCCGGTGCCGTTAAGCTGAATGCTTTGACCACCGATAGGCCAGCAGTTGCGTAGCTGTTGTTCGCCAACCATTTGCCCTTGGTTGTCGTATAGCTCAATGATAAGGTTTTTCTTATACACAGACGGCAGACGGAAGCCACCCGTGTACGGATTCTGAATCAGACTCTGCCACGCATTGAAATATTTCATCACTGCGAGCTTCTGGTCGATACCAAATAGCAGACTGAATCCGTCAACGCTCGAACCATGTGGCCAGTTGATTTGCACCGTGGCCACTTCTTTTGATTTCGATTGATAGACGGAGAATGGCAAGTCTACTTCTTCACACGCGAACGGGCTTAACGATATATTACCAATAACAGGAAATTCTCGCACACGCCACTTGTCTTGCATGAAGGGATCGTCAAGGCCAGGAGCAGAAGAATCATTCAGGTCATCAAGCGTCGGCAGCGGCATGATTAGTCCTCTACAATAACAAGCACAGGCCTAACGGCATCGTCGAACTTGAGGAACGTAGCACCAACCAGATAGCCACCACTCTCAATCTGCTTAACGACTGCTTTCTCGTAGTCCGTTTCCCACTTGTCACGCTGATTGGCTTTGTAGCCATCAAACGTTTCTGACGCGTCGTAGTAGTTATACGTTCCGCCAGTTGGCATTGGGATTCGAGCAAGGAACTCAATACGACCAGCGTTCTTAAACTTGGCCTTACGTAGCTCTTGAGTCAGCTTCGTGTTCTCTGCTTTAGAGCCAGGAACAGCTTTGAATGGTTTCTTTGGTTGTGGTTCTTTCGGTGCAGCAGGAAGTTTCTCACGCGCTGGAGTATTCTTGTCACTCGCCTTCTTAATGCGAATGCCGGACACTGTACCAGTGAACGGACGACTGCGGCCAAGCAACGAACGTGCTGTAGGCGCATCGACTTCAAACACTACTGACGGGTCATCCTTATGCAGCACATAGAACTTGTTGCGCTTTGCAGCCAAGATACCGAATACATCTTTTTCCTCGATATCGGCTTCATGCTCCTTGTTCTCAATGCTTACCTTGCGCTTACCTTCGAAGCGATACCAGTCGCAGTCTTGAATACCTACGGCAGGTGTCTTACGTGCGCTTTCGCTCAGTAGAATAAGCATAGTCTCTCCAAAACGAAAAAGGGCCAGAACGAATCTTGGCCCTTGTGTTTCTTACGATGCGAGTTCGGCGTAGTCGAAGGACCATTCGATTGATACCGGAACAGCCTGTGCAGCACCAGAGAACTGCAAATCAGGAACCTGTTTCGGCCACACACCGTAGATGTTGTACTCAGCAACTACAGAACCGTCCATATCGAAGATACGGAAGATTCCTTTCGTTGCGTAGTCTGCCTTACGTGCGCCCAGCTGGGTTTGAGTGTTACGCACAAACTGGTGCCACTCTTCCAGTTGTTTGTACACGGCCATCTCTGAGTTTTCGTTGTACTCAGTGGACAGAGCGTGAGAGAAGATCTTACGGCCAGCGTAGTTAAGCTGGTGGCCGAACGCTTCTTTCAGAACTTCTTCGAGCGTTGAACCAGGCTTAACGCCAGTCTTACAGAACAGACGCAGAGTACGCGCATAGTCCGTACCACCGACAGGCGGGTTAGGGATCAGGAACTCGAAGTTGTCATCGAGTAACGGATCTTTCGTAGACGCAAATTCGTCAAGAGTTACCTTTGGCATCTAAAAGCTCCTTAGAGTGCACCAGAGTTAATCAGTTGCAGCGCGTACTGAATATCACCGACAGGCGGTACGATAGCAGTTACGTGAATGCGTTTAGTGTAGCGAGTCGGGTCAAGGAACACGTCGATGATCAGATCGCCACGCGCTTCGTCTTCTGCGGTGTTGTTCTTGTAGTCACACTGGACTGCATACCAACGCAAACCACGACCGGTCTTAATCGGTTCGAGGATTGCTTCCATCGCAGACTTCTGGCGCTGTTTCAGAATGTCATCGTTCGGTTCGAACACGGCACTCAGGTTGTTTGCACGAGCAGAAGCATGAAGCATTGCCAACAGGCGACGAATACCGATATCCTGCAGCGGGCTCTTAGTGGTGTACGTTGTATCAGCACCCCACATGAAGATGCCTTCGCCGTCGAATACAGCAATCGGGTTAATCTGGTTGTCTACCAGAACGTCGCGGTCGCCTTGTTTAAAGCGATAGCGCACGTCAGTAGCGAAGTCCAGCTTACCACGATTCAGACCGCCTGGTGCTAACCACGATGCTACTTGGTCGGCAGTCAACATGCAGTATGCCATACAGACAGATGCAGGCACGTAGTAGTCACGCGCATTGTCGTTGTCACGGGCCTTAACGTCAGCATTCGAGATAGCCGACCAAGAACCAATGATGGAGAACTCTGCTTGCTGATACGGTTTGTTGCCACGGCGATACGCCACAGCATTGTCACGCGCTTGCAGGCTGACAGGGACGCCGTGAGTAGCGATACAGTCCATGCGGCTCTCAGCCAGTTCATCGATCTTGTTCGCAATCACAGGATGCTCAAGGCCACCAGCACACAGAATGCCTGCCTGAACGTCTTCCCAGTCTCGGTAGTTATCCCACGCAGTCAACACAGCAGACAGACTCTGGTTAGCGATAGTCGCATCAGAATGATCTACGTCGATAACAGCGCCGTCGCTACCGCCAGTGAACTGACCATTAGGAGCAGTCGGGTTCGTTGGGTCAGCCGGGCCACCGCCGATGGAGTTGATAACCACATAGTTCGGGTCTTCCAGCAGCTTATAGTGGTTTTCGTTCAGCTTAACGCGGATGTACTTGGAGTTAACGTTGATCACGTCTTCGAGGAAGAACTGATTGCCCGCTTCGTCTTTGTAGTAGCGCGTAGTCACGGTATGAGACTCAAGAGGAGTCAGATAACCGATACGGTACACTTTGATGATGGACTTAATGCCCAGCGCATCAGTCACGTCAGGTTCAAACGTGATGTACATATCGTTCGCCGCTGCGTACTGAGACATTGCATAGACCAAACAAATATCACGATCAGAGAAGGCAATCTGCTCAGGGTCTACAAGTCCAGCGTCACCCAGAGGGCGGCAGGTGGCGAAGTTGTTATAAGTTGTGATATACACACCTGCGTATTTCACGGAGAGAGCGACACGCG